AAATAAATTTATAAAGATAGATAAAAACTGGAACTTCTGCAGCAGAAAGGGGGCTATTATGAATATGCGGAAATCAATAGAAAGGATAATAGACTGGCAACATGAGTCCTTGGTTTTATTTGATTTAACGAATGAGAAAAAATAAAATGAAACTAGAAATTATTAGAGAAGAAGAAAACCCGAACGTGACAATATATATCATTGACGGCTTCCAGGTCAGTAAAGAGGTTTACGAAATTATCATTAACCACATAGCACAAAAGGAAAAAGAAAGATGCTAGTTTTAACAGGAGTAACGAGAGAAAACGAAAGCTTTAAACTTGATGGCCATGGCATTGTAACGTTTAATCAAACAGGTAAGTCCGTCGGTATTGTATACGATGATTGGTCAACATACACAATAGACTTATCGGAGGGAGAGGTTCAGTTTCTGGGTTTGCCGCACTTGATGAATCTTTATAAATTAATCGAAAGCATTTAAACACAAAACAAGGAACAAACCGCATGGAAACAAAAAGCAATGACACGCCACAGATAGCACTATATTTAAAAAAAAATCACCCCAATGTTTTTAATATTTGGTTCAATGAGTATCAATTAAATTTAATGAAGAAACTTGAATTGTTTTTGCTGGGTAAAGAACTTAAAAAAGAAAGAGAGTTAATTTTTATTCCTCGTGGCGGTGGAGCTACTTCCATACTTGAATACTATCGCACATGGATTGGTGAACTAGATTTTTACTGCGAAATAGAAATTAAAGAGCATCACAGCAATGTTCCTCAAGGCTGCATAATCGAAATAATAAATAAACTTAATATCATTAATCTAAAAGGATAACCGCATGTCACCCTTAATGGAAAACGAAAAGAAAGTCAGCCACCTATTGCATTTAATTTTATGCTTAATAACCTTCGGGCTTTGGTGTCCCTTATGGATGCTTATCTGCCTATCCGTCAGCCTTGAAAACCGAGGAATTAGAAAGCGCAACGAAAAGCGGTATATTGAACATGTCAGATTAATTAATAAGTAAGGATAACCGCATGGAGAATATAGAATTAGAAAGATGTCCTTGTTGTGGTGGTGGGGTCGAATTAACTGCATCAAGGGATATGAATGTTTTCGAGACTTATGTAGAATGTTCAGACTGTGACATTATTTTTTTTGAATGTCATACATTGGCAAAATTAGAGATGCCAGCAAGCTTAGAAGAGGAAAAACTTTGCGATAAACTTGTAAGTATGACTTATAATAGATTTTGTAAAACTAAACCGACAAATTACAAAGGATTGTTTTTTAATAAATACTCACATAATAAAAAACATTTAAACTAAGGCGGTATTATGCCAGCCCCTAAAAAGTACACTAAAGAAGAACTGGACCAACGGGAGAAAAACCGCAAACTCAGACGAGCGCGGGAGGTGTCCGAGAACAGCCGCGACATTTCCGAGGCCATGTATTCTTGCATGAATCCCGAAAGGCGCGAAGAATGTCGACTGGATTTAAAGACATTCCTGGAAACTTACATGGCAGAGGCTTTTTATTTGGATTGGTCGCCCGATCATTTAAAAGCACTGGCAAAAATACAAACATCAGTTTTAGACAAGGGCCTTTTTGCATTGGCCATGCCTCGCGGTAGTGGTAAAAGTACAATGTGCTTAGGCGCTTTAATGTGGGTTATTCTATATGCACACAAACGCTATCCCGTTTTAATCGGCGCAACATCTCCAGCTAGTGAAAAGATGCTCATGGGTGTGGTTACATTTATGACCACAAACCAATTATTATTGGAAGACTTTCCCGAAGCTTGCATACCTTTCCAGGCATTAGGCGGACAGGCTAATAGGGCAGGCGGACAACTTTGTAATGGATTGACTACAAAAATAAAACTTGGTAAGGATAAAATAATTCTACCATACATCGAGGATGACAATGGCGACCCGTATCCGACTAGTTCCTTAATTGTTGAAACTGGCGGGCTTACTTCCGCGATTCGTGGTAAGCAACACATCACACCCGATGGCGAAATATTAAGGCCCGACTTTGTAATAATTGATGACCCACAAACAACGGAGAGCGCCAACTCAGTCACACAGATTGCAAAGCGCGAGGAATTAATTAACAAAGATGTTTTAGGCTTGGCTGGTGCAGACAATAGAATTGACGGCGTTTGCCCTTGCACAATTATCGCACCCGATGACTTAGCTGCGAAGCTTTTGGATAGAAAGATTTCTCCAAGATGGCGCGGCGAGATTTACCAAATGATGCGCAAGATGCCTGTTAATTTGGACGCGTGGGAAGCTTACAGAGATTTATATTTTGATGCTTTACGAGCTGATGAATACGACGCTAAAAAAGTTAATGATTATTATTTAGAGAACCGCGAAACTTTAGACGAAGGCGGCGAAGCTTCATGGGATAAGCGCAAGACAGAACATGAAGTAAGCGCGATTCAACACGCCATGCACTTATATTTGGAAGACGAGGAAAGTTTTTTTTCAGAGTATCAGAACGCGCCGAAAGAGAAAGATATAGGCCGACGATTAAAGCCTAAAGAAGTTCAGAAGAAAATCAACGGATATAAAAAGCTAGTGATTCCTCAGCAGTGTAACGACCTCACGGCTTTTATTGACGTGCAAGACGATTTATTATGGTACGCGGTTATTGCCTGGGAGAAAGACGCAACTGGTTATGTAATTGACTACGGAGCTTTCCCCGATCAAAAAATGAATTATTATACAAACGTCAGCGCGAAGTATAGACTAAAAACAACATACCCACACACGACCGATTTAGGAGGCAGGTTATTCGCTGGGCTTACTGATTTATGCGACAGGATGTTAGAGGAGCGAGAACGGGACGACGGTGTATTAATGACTGTAAATAAGGTTTTAATTGATGCGGGCTGGGGTTTGTCCACTAAAAAGATTTATCAATTTTGTAGGGAATATGGAAGGGCTGAAGTTTTGCCTTATATGGGTTTCGGTATTAAAGCATCATCTAAACCAATGAGCGAATATAGTTGCAACAGTGGTGAAATGAATTTTAATCATGCCCGTTTAAGTGTTCCAAAGGATCAAAAAATAAGACGTATTGATTGTGACGTTAATTATTGGAAAACAGTGGTCGCGGAGCGCTTAGGGTTGGCCAACGGATCAAAAGGCGGATTAACTCTATTTAAAGAGCGACCGGAGCGCCATAAAATGTTTGCGGAACAAATGACCAGTGAGATGAGCATACTAGTCAAATCCCCAACTCGAGAAGTTGACGAGTGGAAACACCCAAACAGATCGCGAGACAATCACCTTTTTGACTGTGTTGTTGGTGCTAGTGCTGCGGCGGATATGATCGGAATAAAACCCGATAATGACAAGCCTAAGATGATGACCAAGGGCGAACGATTGAGAAGAAACCGACGAAGCAAAGTTAAATATTTATAGGAGAATAAAAAGTTGAAAAAGAAAAATAGAAGCGAACTAACCAGCTTAATAATGTTGAATTTAGTGTTTATTGTTGTGTTTGGTTTTTTGGATCAAAAAGAATTGTTTTTTATAGCAATGATACAAGCGGGATTATGCACCGCGCTAAGGGCTTTTTTAAATGACAGTAAAAACAATAATTGAAAAACCATTATCAATAAGTAAATTATATAAAAAACAAAATAGGGTACAACCATGACAGAAGCACCAAAGAAGAGACGCGGAAGACCGGCAAAGAAAAAGAAAGAGGAAGTGCAGGAAGCACCCGCTTTTTTAGATGAGCCAAAGCCAAAGAAAGAAATCAAGCAGACTAAGCGCGACTATAAAAGACCGTCAATCGAAGCTTTAAAAACTCCTTGTATTCACTGCGGTAAAACTGATTTAATCACAATAAAAACCGATGACCCTATAAAAGTTTGCCACAGGGTAAACGGGAAAACTTTTAATACATTGATTCGTCGGTTGGCTAAGTGTAAGTCATGCAATAAACACAATTCAATAAATGGCTACGAGATTAGATAAAACTAATTTAAAGCGGTTTGATTAAAGGTTAAGTATAGATTTTATACTTGATCTTTTTTTGTGTCTTTGAAAGTTGTTTTTAGCTAGCTTACTTTTTTAAAAAGTGAGATTTTAATACATGCCCACAAACACAGAACGACTAGACGCACTTAAAGAAGCTATCTACTCCGGCGCTACATCTATACAGCTCGACGGCCAAACCGTTACTTATAGAAGTTTGTCCGAAATGGAACGTATTGCGCTTAAACTTGAAAACGAGATAAGTGGAATTAACAAACGGCCAAAAATTGCCAGTATGGGCGCAACATTGAGGAATCAATAAAATGGGTTTTCTAAGCGGATTATGGGGCGGTAAAGATTACAATTCTCTAAAGGGCGGCGACCGCAAACCACTACGAACCAAAACTGGCCCTAGTGAGTTACACCTAGGCCAAAGCGCGAGAAAAAGTGCTATTGGTAACACGCGGGATTTGCGCAGAAACTTTGCGGTCGCTGCCTGGGGGATTCGCAAGCATTTAGATTATGTTTCAGACTTTAGATTTAAAGCTATGGGTGACGATGAGCAATTAAAGGATTACTTGTCTCGAAATGTTGCTAAGTGGTCGAACAAATCACAATTTGATCAAAGCGGAAGATTTAATTTAAAGAAAGCTTTGCGATTAATGGAAGCCTCGCGATTTGTAGACGGCGATGTATTTGCATATAAATTAAGAAACGGAAAAGTTCAGTTAATCGAAGCCGATCGCGTCAAGAACATGAAGAAGGACGGCGACACAGAACCAAAAAATAAAAGCTGGGTTCAAGGTTTATTAATTGATGACGCGACGCAAAGAATCGAAAAGATTAGAGTCGGAAAGCGCGACAGCTCCGGCAATATTTCTTTTTTAGCGGATCTCAATAAGCGCGATGTGCTACACCTGGCATATGTCGAACGTATTGACCAATGGCGCGGAATCAGCCCTTTATTAAGTGGTATGTCGATTTTTCAAGACCAAGCCGAGGCGAGCGAATACGCATTAGCAAAACTTAAAATTTCTCAGTTGTTCGGAATTGCTTTCCATAGAGACGGCGACGAATCAATGGGCGACATGATGAATAATGGGACTTCGCTTGATGATGTTTTAGACCCCGCCGATACTAATCCAGCCGGCTATGATGTAAATCTAGGCAAAGGCCCTTTTCAGTTGGATTTAGATCCAGGCGATAAAGTTGATTTATTGGAGAGTCAAAACCCAAGCAATCAAGCGCAAGATTATATGTTGATGATGATTGAGATGGCATTAAAGACCTTGGACTTCCCTGTTAATTTTTACGATGAGTCAAAAGCAAACTTTGCCGGTTCACGCGGTGCGATGATCAATTATAGAAAATCAACATTAAGTAAAAAGGCCGATTTAATCGAGTTTTTGAATGCGTGGTTTATGTTTAAAATTGATTGGGCAATAGCTAACGGCGACACGTATTTAGCCGAGCAGAAAGAAAATATTCGCTTTGAGTGGGTTAGTTCCGGCTTTGAATGGTGGGACACTTTAAAGCAAGCTAAAGGCGCTCGTGAAATGATCTCAATGGGTTTAGATTCTCCGCAAAGAGTGGCCAAAGAAATCGGCACAGACTTTTACGAAAATATTAACGAGTTGGCGGCCGCTAAGAAATACGCCGAAGAGAAAGGCGTTGATTTATCTTTGGGTTTAGTTGAGCCAGTAATAGAAACGGCAACCGAAGAGATGCCTGAACAAGAGGATAGAAAATAGATGAAAAATATATCAAGAATGATTTTCAATGAACCACACCTTATACACCAAGGTAGTTTAAACAATATTTTACACGCAGTAAAAGACCGATTAGACTTCAATTTTACGGGCGAAAAAATGGACGGTGTTCAGCTTATCGAGAATGAGTCTTTTCAATATACTGTAATTGATAATGTTGCTTTTATTCCTTTACAGGGTGCTTTAGTCCATAAAGGTTCTGCCATGGATGCTATGTGTGGAATAATGAACTATGCAGAGATTGGCAACATGCTCAATACAGCTATAGCGGACCCGCAAGTAACTAAAATTGTTTTCGATTGCAATAGCGGAGGCGGAACAGTAGCGGGTGCTTTTACTTTAGCGGAAAAAGTTTTCAACAGTCGCGGTGATAAGGAATTAATTGCGGTGGTAGATGAGGCGGCTTATTCAGCTTGTTATCTAGTTGCAAGCGCCTGCGATAGAATTGTACTTTCAAAGACTTCGGGTGTTGGCTCTATTGGGGTTGTCAGCGCACACCATGACTATTCTGACGCATTAAAAAGCGAGGGTGTAGCCGTTACTTATGTTTACGCAGGCGACAAAAAAGTTGACGCAAACCCATACGAAGCACTCAAAGACTCCGCAAAAATTGACATGCAAAACCGAGTTGATAAATTTTACAATATGTTTGTAAATGAAGTATCAAAAAACAGAGGTATAAGCGATGAAACAATCATTGGAACTCAAGCCGGTATTTACATTGGTGAAGATGCCGTAAAAATTGGCTTGGCTGATGAGGTTGTTAACTTAAACGATTTCTACAAAGATCTAAGTATTGAAACAAAAAACAAAGGTGCATTTATGAGTGCAGATAAAATAGAAGAAAACAAAGTGGCAGAAGTTGCAGAAGTAGCACAACCAGCCGAAGAGGCAAAGCAAGAAATCGCAGAGCCTAAAGAAGAATTAAAAGCCGAAGCTAAGACGGAAGAAGTCGAAGCAGTTGCCGAGGTTGCAGAAGTTGAGCAAAATGCCGACTTGAAAAAATATATGCAATCATTCGGGGACGCAGAAGGCGCAAAAATGTTTGTGCAGGGCATCACCTTTGAAGCCGCACAACAGCAACACATTACTAGCCAAAATGAAAAGATTGAAAACCTCGAAGCAAAAATTGCCGAGCAATCACTCATCATTGAAGCTGGTAAGAAAGAAATCGGCGGTGAAGCCTTACAACTTGGCGCAACAGAACCCAAAGAAGTTAAAAAAAGCTTTGTTCGTTTCGCTGAATAAATAAAAAATAAAGAGGACATTTAAAAATGGCTAATAACATGAAAACAGTATCGGAAGTAGTAGCAATCAACGGCGCAGATTTTGACGCTGGCGAATTTTCCGACATCCTAAACGACGCACCTGCACTCGCTGCAATGGGTGTAAAAGAGTCCAGCAATGGACAGCAACACAAATATGTTAAAAAGACTGCTGCGCCTATCGTCGGTTTTATCGGTAACGGAACTGGTCGAGATTTCAGTAAATTAACTTCTATTCCAGTTACAGAAGACCTTGAAGCAATCGACGGCTCAGTAATGATGCCAAAAGTTGCGGCTGATGCTTCTGATGACCGCGAGGGTACAATTCAGACCGAAATCATGGAACACTTAAAAGCTTCAATGTTTGAGTGGGAAAAGCAAATCTTCAACGGAACAAATAACAGCGCGGCAGGTTTCAACGGTTTTGCTGATGTAGTTGCTGACACTTCTGATTCTCAGTATCTTAACGGCGGTGGCACTGGTGGTGGCTCAGTTTATACATCGGTTTATATGGTTCGTGTAAATGGTTCTGTTAATGGTATCGCGCCAGTAATGAACTATAACCTCGAAGTTGGTACAACTATTGTACAAAACTACGATCCAGGCGACGGCAAAAATGCTCCGCATTACTACACGCCTGTGTTTGGCTACACTGGTTTACAAATCGGTAACAACTATTCAATCGTTCGTATTGGCAACTTAGACGGCTCTGATTCACTAACTGATGATTTGCTTAGTCAAGCGCTCCAAAAGTTCCCTGCTGGATCTGCACCGACTCATATCTTCATGAATCGTTCACAGCGTGGTGCATTACAGCGTTCACGAACTACTTACAGCCCAACTGGCCTACCCGCTCCAGTTCCTTCCGAATACGAAGGTCTCCCAATCATCACAACTGATGCACTTGGTCAAAACGAAGCCGAAGTAGTAGCACCTTAGTAAATGCGCGGTTTTAGTCACCTGGCAGGAGTACTCAACGGGACTCTACAGAGTTCCAACGGGGAAACAGTAACTTATCAGCTAAACACTGCTTTAAGCAGTGGGCGAACTAGTGCAACGGTCAATGCGGTAC